CTACGAACCAATACTTCGACGACAACCCCGGTCTTTGCCCCGCCGGCCGACACATTTTTACGGTTGGTGACCAGAGCTTGGGAGACGGAGGATGGGTTCAACGAATTGCTCGCGTTCCTGGCGATGCCGCCCGTCTGGCCACCCACGCCGCGCGCAACGCCCTCCCCGCCGCTGATGACCCTGCAGCCCGCTGGTGCCAGTGCGCTCCCGGCGAGTGTGGCCATGCCGACAATCACCAGATCGGAGTCTTTGTCGGCACTTCCAACTTTGCCACACCTGCTGAAGTCCTCCAAGTCGTTCGTAGCGTCACTGCGCACCGCGTTTACCTTGTCGATTTCGACTGCTTCGAAGGCGCAGGAGCAGCCTGCGGTGGTCGCTACAAGTACCGTGCCGCCCTCAGCGGCTCCAACGAAATCCCAATCGTCAACGGCGTCCTCGACGGCACCCCTTTCACGCACCGCACCCCCTTCTGGCGCTGTCAAGGGTTCGTTCCGGTCGAAGGCAACGTCGGACTCAGCCTTCACCTCGAGCACAGCTGGCACGAAGGACCTCTAGCTGGAATTTCCGTCCATTCCGCAGTCCTGCTCGAAGACGAACACCACCATCCACCCATCGAATCCCATCTTGACGACGTCATGTCAAACGACGATCACTGGGGCAAAATCAACCTGCAATGCGCCTTCGCTCAGGAAAAAGGCGTGAAGCCCCGGTTTGACATGGCACGCATCCCTCTTTGGAGCGCTTGGTCCTGTGGAGAGAACCTGCTGCTCTTCCCAAAAGGCAAGCAGGCCTTCATCATGCCAAAAGGCGTGGTGGGCGCCGTGGCCAGTCGCGTGGCCATGGGGGACCGCAACCCACACCTCCTCGGGGTGTGTCGAGAACTCGTCCGCCGTCGCATCGAGCGTCTCGACATGCCGGACACCGACCGCGCTATTGCCATTTCCTATGCCGTGGCCCTCGGCTTCGTGCTCCACGTCAACACAGACATCGCCATCCTCGACACCATTCTCCGCCCAAGCGTGCCTAGCTTCAAAGTGCACCACGACATGCTGCTGTTTGATTTTCCACCATGGTACAGCCCAAAACTTTGGCTGACGCGTTACCCACGTCAATGCCTCGTGGCCTTGCTGGCACTTGCCGTGGCCATGTTCGCAGCCTCCGTCGTGTACAACCATTACTACTATCAGCCCGAGCCCACCTGGTTCACCGTCCTCACACCTTTTCTCAACCACGACGTGATTTACCGCGACGGTGAATTTATGATGCAACCGCCCTCTGTGCAACTACGTCATGCGTTCCGTTGGCTAACTTACCCATTGACTGGCTGGGGCGAAACGTTTGCAGCTTGGCGCAATTTTACACACCACTTCTTCCATCGTTGGGTTCGCTGGTTCACCATGCCCGCCGGCTCCTTCCCTCTGCACCTGGCTGGATTTTTGCTGGACGGTACATCACCCTATTCCGATTTTATGGTAATTCCCGTGGTCTACAAGCTAGGCGGCACAGCCTACGACTTGTACTACGCCCGCATCGTGTCCCCCGTCCCAACTCGAGCCCACATTCCAGGATTGGCTCGCACGACCTCAACCGTACCCATCAAGCCAGTGGACTACCGATCCTGGGTCGACCTGAGCCGTGTCGACGTCACCCCACCCTCTGCGGAAAGCGTGAAACGCAACGCCACGCGGTGCCATGGATGGGCAGTTGGCGGAACAGCACCTCTTGTTTTCGCCAGCAATGCAGAAAACGAAGCCATTGCCGTCTGCAATCGCCAAGCCATTCCCTTCAACTACAATGACGACGCCGTCGACGACTTCATACGCTTTGTCGCGCGCTATTTCGGTGTGCTGTTTCCCGATTGGCGAAAACACTATCCAATCAAAGCAACTCCTTTCAAGATTTGGCTGCAAAAATTCCCAAAGACTGTGCGGGACCAGCTTCAGCGCGGTCTGGACGAGCTGCGCGAAGGCAAGTACGATCCAGCCAACCTTTTTCACCGCGACGGCTTCATCAAGATCGAAAAAGGCAAAACCGCCTGCCCAACCCAAGCAAAAGACTCCGAACCCCGCCTCATTTCCGCCTCAAAACCTGGCCTTACAGCAAGCATTGGGCCTTCCATGAACGCTTTCTCGGAGGCCCTCTTTGAAATGTGGAGTCCCGAC